AATGGCTTTGTGCAAGGGACGCAGACAATTATCCACAAGAGGTGGGATACTTATCGAACGCCACTTTCCACCCGTCTCTATAGCCATCACTCGAGAAACCCCACGGTTCTTTGGCACAACGGCTTTGAGCACGTATTCACAAAACTCCGAACGGAGCATACGTGACTCATCGTCTAGCCAACCTCTTGAACCACCCCCCCTTCTACCCCTTTCCGAACAGGAAGTTAGGGGAAGGGAGCTCGTCAAACAAGCATCCTGATAGGTCCGGTCCCAACCAAATGGGAATAAACGCCTCGTCTCTCTCTTCGCAAACTCGAGAAAGACAGGATCCGGAGGGGGTTGTGATTCCCCCAACCTACGAACATACTGTTCAACGTGAGGCTTCTTCTTTGGAACAATCTTCCGAAAAAGAAACAAAGAGTGCGCAATGCCGAACCGACACTGTGCAGACAATCTGGAACAGTCAGATCGCCAAGGATGTGAAATGTCACCTTCAATAAGCCCTGAGCAGAACTTACTTAACTGTTCAAGGTCCTCCAGTTGAGGAACACGTAGAGAGACTCCGTAAAGTCTCTCCAACGTTTCCACAAACGACTGGAAGCCCAAGATGACATCAGCTTGTGAACCTGTAAAACGTGTTAACGATTTACACACAGGCACCGGTACCATCACCGTAGAGATGGTAAGACCAGGACCCTGGTCCGGCGGCCGCAGACAATCGATTGCACCGTACTGGTTAACGGTACGGACCACGCAACTCAAACCTGCGCTTCCCATTACTGGGTTGAGCCCTTTCTTTTCTCCCCCGCAAATCCCGCCGACGTCACCCGCTTTCACCACGTGCATAAGAAACTATCCGTTGCACGCGCCTACTAACTTCTTACGAAGGGCGACGGGACCACCCGGTTACCATACCTCTCGATATGGAGGCCCAGACCTTACGATCTGGCACTCTTACTACCCAAACGAACCCAAAGCCAACATGGCAAACTGCCTGCTCAGAACCCCTCCCGGGGCACAAGCTTACAGCTGACAGAGGGTAACAGACGAGAGGGTCATTATTGACCGGCAGCTCACGAGAGGGGGACCACGTTTTCACGGTGGTGAGGGTCACTGTAGGCTGAAAGCAATGCCACAGTGTCTCAGTCAATAGCTGGTCGACAACGCGGTTGTCTACGACTCCGCTGCGAGAAAAGCCACCTGCGAGCGAGGAGCAAGCAGGTCCACTTGCACCCACACCCCTCTTCCCTTCTTCCAACTCGTCCTTCCAAAGACGGACTCGTTGATTCTCTGATTCACCCACTCCCAAGCCTGGCGCCGTGAGAGCCGAAGCATCCCACGGACCTTAGCACTCATAAGAGTACCAAGACCCCACGGAGAACAACCGTGACGTACTCGAGACAAGAGAGTGTCCTCAGAGAATTCGCAAGATTGTAGGTTGCAATGCCAGGCATAATCAACGCAGGCGTCCGACCAGCGCTGACGCCACTCCTTGATTGCCTCAGGAGACAACCAAGAAGCGGCTACCTGTTTCCAACCATCGGGTATAGCTTGGACGTTTCCATCGGCCGAAACCGATGTCCACACAGGAAGAGGTCTCTCAACTACTTGTTCAAGGTAAAAGAGTTCTCTCTTCCATAGACCTGAGTCTACCAGCATCGCCCGATCCACAGCCAACCCTAATCCCCTCGAAACAGATCTCCGACTCACAAAAATCGGAGTCTGATTAATCGCGAGAAACCAGCTGCGAACCACAGCCAACCTCCGACGCGAATAACCAGAGGCCGCTGAATAGAACCTACCATTCAGCGACGAGACCTGCTCTGACATCTTACCATGCGGGAACACGGACTTGCTCCGTATAAAGCCCACATGTCTCCCTCCCTGACCCGAAGACCAGAAAGGAGTTGAGTTAATTGTGAACGCACGAGAATGCGTCAAGGTTTTACCTCTACTCAACGTCAGACCGCCCTTAGCTACATTACGTTCCCAACGAGCAAACTCGTCAGGCGTCGCACGAAAAACGATATCGTCGCCATTGATGCGCACCGGCACAGGCCGACGCACAGAATACCGAAACGTAATATAGTTTACCAGGCACAACAAGGGGAACGAGGTCAACTGTCCCATGAGTTGTCCGCGGCGTTGTTCAACTACGCCGTCGATTCCTCTACAAACTAGAGCTGATCTGTAGATGGAAAGAGCATGAGCGCGCACACCTGTAGGTACAGTGTACGATCTCTCTAACAACTCTCCCATAATCGCAACTTGGAGATCCGCGTTCAAATTGTCAGTGGCGCTTTCGTAATCACCACTCACAAAGATCTCACCCTCCACAGGTGTGAAATCTTTGAATCTCGCGGGTTTGGCGTCTCCACGGAGCAACCATGGTTTTCGGGAAAGATGAGAGTAAATGGCTTTGTGCAAGGGACGCAGACAATTATCCACAAGAGGTGGGATACTTATCGAACGCCACTTTCCACCCGTCTCTATAGCCATCACTCGAGAAACCCCACGGTTCTTTGGCACAACGGC